AGCGGAATCGGGGTTTTGTACGGGATAGAAGGTCAATTAAGCGGAGACACCCTCCGTTTGCGCGGGATAGCGGGGCGCAATGTAGAATTCACACGTGAGACAGGCTCTCAATACAGGAGGCAAAAATGCCAGGCCCGGTGCCTAAGCGCGATGAAGATCGCGTACGTCGTCAGTCACCCGACTACGACTCTGATCAATTCGAAGTTTTGGGCGAAGTAATCGTCCCACCTTTGAACATGCCGTTCGATCCGCACCCAATGGTGGTGGACTTTTACGATTCACTCGTAATTAGCGGACAGGCAAAGTTTTACGAGCCAAGCGATTGGGAATACGCGCGCTTGGTGTGCTTCATCATGCAAACCATCGTCACTTCGAATCGCCCGTCGAGCGAAATGTTCAAGGCGCTACAGACTGCGATGAGTAACTTGATGGTTACGGAAGGTGATCGCCGCCGTCTCCGCCTTGAGATCGTGCGCAAGGAGAAGAAGGATGTTGTCGATGAGAGTGAAGTCCTCATTCTCAACTTCAAGGATCGCATGATGAAGGCTGAAGCTGCACGTCAGAGCGCGTAATGTCCTGGGATACGAGTAATCGCCGTTCCAGGTTGCCCAAGGATTGGTTCACGGTGATCAGGCCACACATCCTGACCCGTGATCCTCTCTGCAAACTACGATACCCCGGATGCACCCTGAAGTCAACCCAAGCGGACCACATTCGTCCTGGAGACGATCATTCGTTTAGGAATTTGCAGGGTGTTTGCGCCCCATGCCATCGCCATAAGTCGGCGAAGGAAGGGCGTAATGCTCAGCTGACCAGGCGTCAGCGTCGACTACGCCCCCAGGAGAGGCACCCCCATGACGGACTCCTTGCGTCTAAGCCCATTGAGCGAAGCGCTAGAGCAGACGACCCTGCCGAAGGGTCTACCTAAGCATACACTCGGATGGTACGTGTTGGCGTGGGCCTTCAAGTACCTTCATCAGCCTGACGGCCCCGATGCTGGTGAGGCATTCCTATTCACAGACGAACAAATGCGTTTGATCCTCTGGTGGTACGCCATCGACGAGAACGGAAGGTTCCTCTTCAACTCGGGCGTCGTGCGTAGGATGAAGGGTTGGGGTAAGGACCCCCTTGCCGCCGCCATGTGCCTAATTGAACTATGCGCCCCCACTGCGTTCTCTCACTTTGACGCGCAGGGCGAGGCAATCGGTAAGCCGCAACCAGCCCCTTGGGTTCAGGTTGCGGCTGTTTCTCGTGATCAGACACGAAACACTTTCACGTTGTTCCCGACGATGTGCTCCCCGCAGCTTATCACAGACTACGGGCTTGAATTGCACAAGGAGATCATCCACAAGAAGTCTGGTGGTCGAATTGAGGCCGTAACGTCTAGCCCCAAGTCACTTGAGGGCGGCCGTTCGCACTTCGTTATCATGAACGAAACTCAGTTTTGGTTGGAGAACAACAATGGGCATGAGATGGCGGGTGCCATTCAGGGTAACGTCGCCAAGGGACGTGGTGGAAGTTTCCGTCGCCTCTCCATTTGCAACGCGCACCGTCCAGGTCAAGATTCGATCGCTGAGCAGGACTACGAGGCGTTCGAGAAGATCATGGCGGGTGAAAGTAACTTCTCGAAGTTCTTCTATGACGCTCTCGAAGCGCCCGCTGACACAGATATCAACGAATACAATTCTCTTTCCCACGGTCTTACAGTGGCGCGAGGGGACAGCATTTGGCTTGACGTTCCACGTTTGGTCGAGGAAATTGCTGATCCGCGAACGGTCGTCAGTGAGGCTCGTCGAAAGTATCTGAATCAGATTGTCGCTGCCGAAGACGCATGGCTAACGCCGTGGGAGTGGGATGCAATCAGTGTTCCTCAGCTTACTCTCCGTGATGGTGACATGATCACTTTGGGCTTCGATGGTTCGCGTGGACGAGACCACACAGCTTTGGTGGCGTGCCGCGTAGAAGATGGTTCGATCTTCGCCCTGAACATTTGGAATCCCAAGTCCTATCCGAATGAGAAGATCCCAACGACGGCCGTAGATCGTGCTGTGCGTGAAACTTTCGCTCGTTACGATGTAGTCTCATTCCGAGCTGACGTGAAGGAATTCGAAAGCTATATTGATCAGTGGAGTGCCGACTTCCGCAAGGATCTTGTCGTCAAGGCGAGCCCTGGAAACTTGATTGCGTATGATATGCGATCGAAGGGTAAGCGTGACTTCTTGATTGAGTGCGAGAGGTTCAAGAACGCCGTTATCGATGGCGGGATTAGGCATGACGGGAATCGAGTGCTTCGACAGCATGTGCTTAACGCTCGTCAAAGGCCCTCAGATACCTATGATTTGATTGGTATTGGCAAGGAATCGAAGGATTCACAGCACAAGATCGATGCTGCCGTAACCGCCGTGCTCGCATTCGGCGCAAGGCAGGAATACCTAATGACCAAGCACAACCGTAAGAAGAGCCTGGAGATTATCTGATGGCCACAATCAAGGACATCATTGATGAGGCCCGTGAGAACTTGGGCCGCGAGAAGAACAAGCTCGTAGAGGACAGCAATTACTACGAGGCTGAAGTTATGTTGGACCGCAAGGGTCACAGCGTTCCTGTGGAATTTCGAGACATCAAGGCTGCCGTAGGCTGGTCTAGGCTGTACTTGGATTCCCTAGTGGCGCGCATTGAGATCTTGGGTTTCCGCACGCCCGATGGGACGGATGTTTTCGACGCTCGCCTTCAGGATTGGTGGAAGGTGAATGACTTGGCGCAGGAATCGAACATTTCGTTCCTGGAGACCTTCATTCACGGGCGTTCCTTCGTCTCCGTCTCCGCTCCTACGAATGAAGACATCCTAGCGGGGCATCCCGCAGATGCTCCTATCATTCGTGTGGAGTCCCCGCAGCACATGTGGGTAGACATTGATCGCCGCACGAAGCGCGTGAATTGGGCCGTTCGTTTTTACTTCGACCCGAACACCATCGAGAATCAGGATGTAGATCAGCAGTACACCATCTACCTTCCGGATCGTACTACGTATGCTGAGGATGCCCGCAACGGCAAGTATAGGATCACGCTTGAGGACATTCACAATTTGGGCATCGTCCCAATTGTCCCATCCCTGAATCGTGAGCGTGTGTCGGATCGCTTCGGGCGCTCAGAAATCATTCCTGAGTTGCGTTCGGCGCAGGATATCGCAACCCGAGTGGTACTCAACATGCGTGTGGCGTCAGATTTGATGGCGACACCGCAGCGCCTATTGTTCGGCGTTGAGAAGGATGCCATCATTCAGAATCAGGATCCTGCCGCCCAGTACAAGGCATACATGGCGGGAATCTTGGCGTTCGGCGATTCGGATGCGAAGGCATCTCAGTTCTCGGCCGCAGAGCTTTCGAACTACACCAACGTCCTTCAGGAATTGTCGAAGATGGTGGCTAGTTACACAGGGCTACCGCCTCAGTACTTGTCGTTCTCATCTCAGACTCCTGCCTCCGCCGAAGCCATCCGCTCAGCGGAATCCAGGTTGGTGAAGACGTGCGAGTTGAAGGGCGCGATGTTCGCCACAACTTGGGTGCGTGTGATGAAGCTCGCAGCCCTTGTGATGGACGGTGCGGTGCCCGAGGAATTGACACGCGTTGAGGCCATCCTGGCAGACCCGAGCACGCCGACATACGCCGCGAAGGCTGATGCGGCCATCAAGCTTACGGGCGGCAAGGCCATCATCCCTGTGAAGCAGGCGCGCATTGATATGGAGTACACGCCTGAGCAGCGTGAGCAGATGGAGCTTTGGGACGCTGAGGAGCGCGTAGAGTACCTAGGCGCCCTGATGGGCACTGAGCCTACGCCGTTGTTCCCAATGCAGACAACTTCGGCGACGAAGGCGGTTGACCCGAGTGCCGCTCAGGTGGTACAGTCTCCGGGTGGACAGCAGAACAACACCAACAACGCAGGAGGCGCTAACTAATGACCGCTCAGCTTGATCCTTACGAAATCTACACTGACGAAACTCAGGACGACGAGTGGGATCTTGGCCCTGCATGTTCCATTGAGGACGCTGAGTGCGAGGCTTGCCAGTAGGGGTTGACAACACCAGGCACATGATGTAGAATACGATTGCGAGATTGGTGTAGAGGCAACACAACGGCTTCCAACCCCGCAGTCGAGGGTTCAATTCCTTCATCTCGTGCTCTAGTCCTTACACACTTAGACGGTTAAAGTGTGTTGGTGGTCCCATCGTCCAAGCGGTGAGGATAGCAGATTCTCAATCTGTTGATCGGGGTTCGAGTCCCCGTGGGACTACGCTTAAGTTCGCCGTATACTCTATGTGTAGGAACGGCATGGTCTTGGGTGGTTTGCGGTACACTTCCTCCCCTAAGGAACCGCGTGGTCTTTTAGATTTGCTCTTGTAGCTTAGTGGCCAAAGCACCACCTTGTCACGGTGGTGAGCGCGGGTTCGAGTCCCGTCAGGAGCGCTTCATCGCTACCGATGGACAGTCTTGCAGAGGTGACTGTGTAAAACCTCTCTGCACATAGCGCGGTGGTGTAAAGGTAACATGCAGGTCTCATAAGCCTGAAGCTCTCGGTTCAATTCCGAGCTGCGCTACTGTACTTGGACGCGTACGTGTCTGAGAAAACAAAAAATTGGAGTTTCACATGCCCCATAAGTTGGCAAAGCCAGATGGCCCGAACTTGATTCAGTGGGATGCAAGCAATCTCAGCACATTGCAGAGTGAGCTTACGGCCGTGAATTTTGTTCTCACGGGTTCAGATTTGACAGCGGATGGGACTCCTGTAAACCTCACCGATTGGGTTGGGTTTAATGCCGGGGCATACGTTTTGACGAACACAGATAAGGAAGCTGCTTATCAGGATATCCCTGTTGATGGAGAGTTTGCGTTCGCGTCAGACTTGACAGGGATGCAGAGCACGCTTGACGGGATTGATGTTCCTGAGCGTCGTAAGAAGGATGTTGCTGTGCCCGCATTGTTGTTGGGCGCATCGCAAACCCTTACGGTGACATGGGACACCGCAATGCCAAGTGCAGATTACATGATCTCCGTGGTTCCTGTAGGGGCGGCAAGTATTGTTGACAGCGTATCGTGGAGTGTGGTAGGATCAAGTATGACAGCAAGCGGGTTGCAGATTGCGGTGAAGGCCGGACTGCTAGTAGCAGTTGGCACAATCACACTGCGCGTGTTTGCTCTTGAAGTGTAGTACATGATGGTCGCTAGCTTAACGGCAAAGCGCGGAGCTGTTAACTCCGGAGATACAGGTTCGAATCCTGTGGGACCAGCGCTAGATTTATCGCCGACGTAGTGTAATGGTAACACATCTGACTGTGACTCAGAAGGTAAGGGTTCAATTCCCTTCGTCGCGACCAACCTGTGTGACTAAGCTGGTTGAATAGGCCACGCTGATAACGTGGATTGGCGAGGTTCGATTCCTCGACACAGGACGCTTAGGGATTTCCCAGCCATGGCCAGCCTAGGGAAATTTAAATAACAGGCGACGCGCTGTGCCCTATGCTTCAAGCTCTGTTAGCTCA